AAGCATTGCGCCGCTTGTATCCGTTGTTTAACAAGCTCAAGATTACGCAAGAAGCGATAAACAAGGCCATGGGCAGATAATGCCCGCGGCGTTACAATGACCAACAATTTACCCGGAGCGTCGACCATGCCCGAAGCAAAAGCCAAAGCGGCGCCACGTATCCGGCGCAACGAACCCAAAGCCCCGCCAGCCCCCAAGGGCACCGGCCTACGTCGGGCGGCAACCAAAGCCAAAAGCATTGCGGCCGACGGCGCCCTCAAGCCTTACACCTATCCAATCAAGCCGCCCACCCTGGCGCCCGGCGTTGTTCCGGCCGGAGTAGTGGCGCCAGTCATGGCAACGGACGCGAACCCATACAGCTTCGCGCAAGACGTGTACCCCGGCGGCGGCTTCCCTGGCTTTTCGTACCTTTCGCAGCTTGCGACCCGTGCGGAATATCGGGCGTTCGCTTCCACCATGTCGACCGAACTTACCCGCGAATGGTTGGAATTCACCAGCAAGCAAGACGACGACACGGACACCGCGGACAAAATCAAAGCGATTGAAGACGAATTCAAGCGCCTGAATGTGCGCGGGGTGCTACAACGTGCGGCGGAAAATGATTGCTACTTTGGCCGGGCTCAAATCTTCATTGAGATTGACGGCGCCGACCGCGGCACCCCGTTAATTTTGGACCCCCGCACGGTTAAGCAAGGGAGCCTAACGCGGGTCGTCCCTGTGGAAGCCATTTGGACCACGCCCGCCGGTTACAACGCCTTGGACCCAGCGGCCCCGGATTTTTACAAGCCGTCCAAATGGTTCATGCTGGGGCAAGAGGTCCATGCTTCCCGCTTGATGACGGTCGTAACCCGGCCGCTCCCGGACATTCTCAAACCCGCCTTTAACTTCGCGGGCATGTCCCTTTCCCAGCTTGCGGAACCCTACGTCGACAACTGGCTCCGCACCCGTCAAAGCGTTGCGGACCTTATCAACAATTTCAGCATTACGGTACTTGCCACGGCAATGGACCAAGTGCTGCAGGGTGACGATGACGGCACGGACCTTTTCGCACGGGCTGACCTTTTCACGGCCACGCGAAGCAATCGCGGCTTGATGCTGCTGGACAAAGAGCGGGAAGAGTTGGTGCAGGTTAACACCCCGTTGTCGGGGCTTCACGAATTGCAGGCGCAAAGTCAGGAGCACATGTGCAGCGTGTCACGCATGCCGGCCATTGTCCTGACGGGTATCAGCCCCAGCGGCTTGAACGCTTCCAGCGACGGCGAGATTCGGATTTTTTACGACTGGATTGCCGCGCAACAGGAAGCTTTTTGGCGCGAACCGCTGGAAGTAATTTTGAAGACGGTGCAGCTTTCGCTATTCGGGGAAATCGACCCGGATATCGGCTTTACCTTCGTGCCCCTGTACCAAATGACGCCCAAGGAAGAAAGCGAAATCAGGGCGGCCGATGGCGTCACGGATTGCGCCTATGTGGCCGCCGGTATCATTGACCCCAGCGAAGTGCGGGACCGCCTGGCGAAAGACCCGAACAGCGGTTATCAGGGATTGGACACCGACGCCGTTATCGTGCCCCCCGCGGAGCCTACGGGCGAAACGGACCCGGCGGCTGGCGACAAGAGCGTAAGCGAAGCGCAACATAAAGCCATGGAAGCCGCGGCGCATGGTCATAGCACCTTGGGGATTCCAGCCAAAGTCGGTAAAGAATATGTCGCCAAAGACGCCTAAAACATTGCGGGCCATTCATGCTAACCGCGGGGTCGAAGCGAAATACCGCAAGGCCCTGCAGCGCATGATTGCCGAAATGCACGGGTCGGTCGAATACTGGCTTACGGCCGCCTATCGCAAAGACCCGCCCCGCATGCTGGTGCTGGTCGAACAAGCGCAAGACGCGGCACCCAGCGCCAAAATGAAAAAGGTATTGGACGAACTGGCCCGGCGCTGGATTGCCCGCTTTGACGAATGGGCGCCCAAGATTGCCGACGCCTATTTGCAAGGCATGTTCAAGACCACCGACAGCGCAATGCGCCAGGCGCTCAAGGAAGCCGGGTGGACGGTTGAATTCAAGATGACGCCCGCCGTGCGCGACGCCTTCAATGCGTCACTTGAGGAAAACGTCGGCCTTATCCGGTCCATTCCTGAAAAATATTTGCAACAGGTAGAGGGTAGCGTTATGCGCTCATACAGCGCCGGGCGCGACCTTGAATCCATGGTGAAGGAATTAAAGCAACTTTACCCGGCGGCCAGTCACCGGGCGGAATTGATAGCGCGGGACCAATCGAACAAGGCGAACGCCGTCGTCAACCGGGCCAGGCAAATGGAACTTGGGATTACGGAAGCCGTTTGGATGCACAGCCACGCGGGGAAGAATCCGCGCCCTGACCATGTGGCCGCGAATGGAAAGCAGTATAACATCGCGGAAGGCTGTAAAATTTCCGGCGAATTTATCCAGCCAGGTGAAGAAATAAATTGCCGCTGCACTAGCCGGGCAATATTGCCAACATAGGGGGCAATATTGCCAACATAGGGGGCAATCATGTATCCATCAAATCAACCGGGGAACTGGAACAATAGAACCAAGGTCGACAGCGAATTAGGGTCGTTCTATTCGGGCACGCAATTCCGCACGTTCAAGGAAATTACCCTTGCCGCCGGGGCTTCGCTGAATATCAAAATGGTGCGTCCGCTGGATATCATCATTCGTGGTTTTCAAATGCACGTAAGTACCGGGGAAATGCGTTGCGAGATTTACCGCGGCGCCACGCCTGGTGGAACTTGGAATGGCACCCTTCCAGTTATTGGTAAATGCGAATTTACCGACAACCCGCTTCCGATTTATGTCCCGCAATGTTCATTGACGTCGGGCGGCACCTTTACCGGCGGCACGCTTTATGATTTGATGCACGTTAAGACGGCCGGGGCAACGGGCCAGGCGTCCACGGTTGGTGACGAAATGGAAAGCCAACTTGGAGCCCCAGCCGGTAGCACGGGCATTTATAAATTCATGAACCCCGGAAATTCTGACGCCGTCGGCATCTTTGCCATGTGGTGGGAAGAATTGCCTATAAAGTAGATTTGATGCCATAATCTGACTATGCCTATCTTGAGATTAGCTTTTGACCGAACAGCACGCCGGATTGATGCCGACGGGCGTTTGCACGTCGACCGCTCCCATATCTCAAAGGCCACGGTCAACCCGTATTACGGCAAAGAGATTCCGGGCTTTGATGCCCTGGGCCTGCAGCCTGATACGGTTTACCGCTTGCTTCGTGACCCGGTGGAATTGGAGCGCGGCGCCCCGACCTTTGCCCGCCTTCCCATTCTCTCCGAACATGTCCCCGTTACCGTGGATGCACCCCGTCCCGATTTGGTCGTCGGTGCTATCGGTTCCGAAATAACTTTTTCCGCCCCCTATCTTGACGCTGATTTGTGCGTATGGGACGCGACCGCAATTGCTGGCATTGAAACGGACAAGGTAAGGGAACTTTCTTGCGCTTATCGTTACGTGCCAGTCATGGAGCCCGGCGAATTTGAAGGCCAGGCATACGACGGCCGCATGACGGAAATTCAAGGAAATCACCTAGCGTTAGTTGAGGTCGGCCGCGCTGGGTCTGATGTAGTAGTGGCCGACCGTAACCCTTTCACTTTCAAGGAATCCGCCATGAAGATGACCAAACTGGGCAAGGCCCTTTTTGCGGCATTGTGCGCGGCCTCTCCGGTACTGGCAGCGGATTCCGCTTTGCCTGCACTGGTTGGCCCGGCAACCCGCAAGAATTTCAAGAAGGAAGACGTTAAGGCCAAATTGCTGGCCCTCGACGCCGAACTCGACCCGCAACAACTCGACAACGTAATCGACGCGCTGCTGGACGTGGAACAGGAACCCAAGGCCGTTGAAACGCCGATGGCCGCCGCCGATGAATCCCCCGCCGACAAGCTCCGCAAGTTGCTGGCCGGTAAGGTGGACGAATCGGTAATCAATGAGGCTTGCAATCTGCTGGCCGCACCGGCTCAAGACGCTGACGAAGCCGCCGAAAAAATGATTAAGGACGGCGAAAAGCCGGTCGACGTCAAAGCGGCAATGGACGGTTTGCGCAAAGACTTGCGCGAAGCCGAAGAGGCCCGCCGTGATGTTCGCGCAATCGTTGGCGACGTCATGGGCATGGATTCAGCGGCCGAAGTCTACGGCTTCGCCCTGGACCACATGAAGGTCGACCGCAAGGACGTGGAAGGCGCCCCGGCCCTTCGCGCACTCTTCAAGGTTGCCGCTTCCAAGTCTGCAACCCCGACCCCGCGCATCGCGCAAGATGCTGGCGGCCTGGATAAGCAGTTTCCGGGCGCCGCCCGTTTCCGTAACGCTTAAAAGGAGTCACCACCATGAGCGGCTTTCAAAAAACGGTCAACCTGACTCCCGCCCCCGCGGTAGCTGGTGACTTTGCATCATCCAATCCACGGGCGACCGTGCTGGCTGGCCCTGGCGGCTTTGTTGCGGGGGCGCTTGGCGTCACCGTTGGCAAATTTGCTTGGGTCGATGACGACGGCGTTACTGTCCAAAGTTTCGGCACCGCCACAAAGGCCCCGAACGGCTTTGTTCACCGCGAACAGCAAGCCTTGATTCAAACCTATTTGGCTGAATCGGGCATGAACATTCCGCACGGCTTCCCGGTCACTCTGCACAATCAGGGCGATTTTTGGGCGGTCAATAAAGGCCCGAACGCTTGCGCCGTTGGCGACGCCGTTTATGCGGACTACAGCAACGGGGACGTCTACACCGTTTCGGCACCGACCGGCGCTTCGGCAACCGGCGCAATGGGCGCAACCTTCACCGCTTCGGGCTCCGGCACGAATCTGACGGTTTCCGCGGTTACTGGCGTGCTGACCGTTGGCGAGACTTTGAGCGGCACCGGCATTCCGGCCGGTACGACCATCGTTTCGCAAACCAGCGGCACGACCGGCGGCGCGGGCGTCTATGTCACCAGTGCGGCGACCACAATCTCCGCGGCAACTGCTACCAGCTTCGGCAACACCCTGGTCGTGTCCGCTGTGGCTTCCGGTTCGCTGAAAGTTGGCGACCCTGTGAGCGGCACCGGCATTCCTTCGGGCGCCGTTATCGCTTCGCAAGTGAGCGGCACGGCTGGCGGCGTGGGCACCTACACGCTTGACCAAAGCGCCACGGCTTACGCCGCGTCGACCACTGTCACCGTTACCGCGGGCGTTGCTGCTACTGGCTGGAAAGCTCAGTCGGTTGCGGCCGTTGGTGAACTCGTCAAAATCTCTACCTGGGGTTAAACCATGAATCCAATCCTTCAAGCACTGATGGAACGCGCCGGGGTCCATTTCATGGGCCAGCCCGGCGTCGACTTCCAAGCCCCTGGCGCCTCGTTGCGCCTGGCACACGATGGCTTTGCGTGCGACGCACAGCCCGCCCTTATCACCACCAGCAACGCCGGTATTCCGGCCTTCCTGACTACCTTCATCGACCCGAAACTGATTGAAATTTTGGTTTCCCCGATGAAGGCGGCCGAAGTTGTCGGCGGCGAAGTCAAAAAGGGCGATTGGACCACTGAAACGGCAATGTTCCCGGTTGTGGAATCCACGGGCGAAACTTCGTCGTATGGTGACTACTCCGAAAACGGCGTCGCTGGCGTCAATTCCAACTTCCCGCAACGCCAAAGCTATCACTATCAAGTGATGACGCAATGGGGTGAACGGGAACTGGAACGCGCCGGGCTGGCCCGCATTGATTGGGCAAACCGCATGAACATTGCGTCGATTCTGACTCTGAACAAGTTTCAGAATAAGACGTATTTCTTCGGCGTGTCCGGCCTGCAAAACTATGGCCTGCTGAACGACCCGAACCTGTCCGCCGCTATCGTGCCCACCACGAAGACCGCGGGCGGCACGGGCTGGGCGAATGCCACGGCGCAAGAAATCAATTCGGACGTGCAAAAGCTGTACAAGCAATTGCAAACCCAAGCGGGTGGCCTGGTTGAACTCGACACCAAGATGACCTTGGCAATGTCCCCCATTTCGGAAGTCTATTTGACCAAGACGACCGACTTCAATGTCAACGTGCAGGACATTCTGAAAAAGAATTTCCCCAATTTGACCGTGAAGACCGCGCCGGAGTACACCACGGCGTCCGGGGAACTGGTGCAACTGATCGTGGACGAAGTGGAAGGTCAGCGCACGGCCGACACCGCTTTTACCGAAAAGCTCCGCGCCCACCCAATCGTCGTGCAGTCTTCCAGCTTCAAGCAAAAGAAGTCGCAAGGCACCTGGGGCACCGTGATTTTCCGCCCCGCCTTCATTGCCCAAATGTTGGGCGTGTAAGGAATCAGTAAGTAAGCAATCCGGGGGCTTCGGCCCCTGGATTTTAATCGCAAACTAGGAGAGTTTGAAAATGGCAAAAATCGTCGTAGTGGGTTGCAAATTGCCCCACGGTATCATCATTCAGCACCCCATGGACCCGACCAAAAAGGTCGAATTGGCGGGCAAAAACAAAGCCCTGATTGTGGGCGCGGACTACGCCACAACCGAAGTCGACGGGGACTTTTGGGAACAATGGGCCGCAGTCAATAAAGAATTTTCGGCCGTCAAATCGGGCGCCATTTTTGTCGCCAAAAGTCTGACGGACGCCGCCGCAATTGCTGGCGAATTCAAGGACCGCAAAACCGGCTTTGAGCCCATGCGTACCGACGGCAAAGACGAACGCGCAAGCGGCGTGAAGCCAGCCGACAAGGACTAAGACCATGACCGCCGTAGTATTCGACCCGGTAGCCTTCAAAGCCCGCTATCCCGAATTTTCGGCGGTTGCCAATGCGACCTTGGGGGCCTACTTCACGGAAGCGGGCCTTTACTTGTCCAATGCGAACAATTCGCCCGTGCGGAACCTGACCCGCCGGGCCATCCTTTTGAACATGCTGTCCGCCCACGTCGCCTATATCGGCGGCGCTTTGAGCGCGGACGGCATGCCGCGGCCCGTGGGGCGCCTATCGCAAGCCGGTGAAGGTAGCGTGTCCGCCGCCTTTGAAGGTGCGCCCCCTGGCTCCGCGCAATGGTTCCAGCAATCACAGTACGGCGCCGCATTCTGGCAAGCGACTTCCAGCTTGCGCGGTTTCCGTTACGTTTCCCGGCCTACGGTGTATTGATATGGCCGACCACACTCTCAGCGGTTCCGATGGGGTCATGAAGGCCCTGGAAGCAATCGCCCAACGCATGGGCGGGGGAGAGGTTGCGGTCGGCTTCATGGAAGGCGCCACTTACCCGGACGGCACGCCCGTCGCCGCTGTGGCCTATTGGAATGAGTTTGGAAGCGTGGGGCAACCGGCCCGGCCGTTCTTTCGCCAAATGATTGCCGCGGAGTCTCCTACCTGGCCCGGCAAAATGGCGAAGCTGGCAAAGGGCACGAATTACGACGGCCCCCGCGTGCTGGCGCTGATGGGTGAAGATATCAAAGGCGCATTGCAGCAAAGCATAAATGACTTCACGACGCCCGCGCTGGCCGAAAGCACGATTGAAGCCAAGGGCTTTGCCAAACCCCTGATTGACACGTCGCACATGCTCAATTCAATTGCCATTGAGGTATCAGAATAATGGACTTGCGCGGACTCGCTAACGGTGTGACCAGCACCATAAATCCGAATGAAACCGTTACCGTTTTGCGGTCGACGGGTTACACCATTGGCGCCGGAGCCAAACAAGTTCCAGCGTTTGCCGCCCCCGTGACCGGCCCCGCGCAAGTGCAAGCCCTGGACGCGAACGATATCAAGCAACTGGACGGCCTGAATATTCAAGGCACCATCCGGGCAATTTATTTGCGCGGCACCCTGGCGGGCGTCGTGCGGCCGAATCAAACCGGCGGCGATATCGTCAAGCGCAAGAATGAAATGGAATCATGGCTTGTCGTCAAGGTGCTTGAAAGCTGGCCCGATTGGACTAAGGCGGCCATTGTGCTGCAGGGGCAATAAATGGCGAATTACACTTCCAGCATTACGGTCGACCAAGTCATTGACGCACTCAAGGCATTTTTAACGCCCTTCATGCCTGGCGCCCAAATCGTCCGCGCACAGGTCAACCGGGTGGCCTTGCCCTCAAATCCTTGCGCCGTGCTTACGGAACTTTTGCAAGTTGATTTGAGCGTACCGGCCACGGATTACCAGCCGCTTGCAAACACCGCCACAATCTACGGGCCGTCGCGCATTGACGTGCAAATTGACTTTTACGGGGCTCAAGCCGGGGAGTTTTGCAAGACCGTAAAAACCGCGTTCCGGTCGCATTGGGGGTTTGCCCATTTCCCCGCGAACATTAGGCCGCTGTACACGTCCGACGGCGTTCAATCGCCCCTCTTAACCGGGGAACAGCAATACGAAAGTCGATGGACGCTTACAGCATCAATGCAATACAATCCAACTGTTACGGTTCCGCAGGAATTTGCCGACGTGGCTTATCCAGCTTTGGTTATTCCGGCGGACGTGTGATTGCATCATGACCAACTTTTACGTCTACCTTCATCGCTACGCATCCGGCCCAAAAATTGGCGAAATTTTCTATGTCGGCAAAGGATGCGGTAAACGTTCGATATCCCATTGTGGACGTAACCGGCATTGGAAAAATATCGTAAATAAATACGGTTTTACCAGTGAACTGGCGGCAATTGATTTGTCAGAGGACGCCGCGTTTTCGGTTGAACAGAAAATTATTGATGATATTGGGCTTGACTCGCTTGCCAATTTGTACACCGGCGGAAATGGCGGCCGCGTCCCGTGCGAAGCGTCAAGGGAACGCATGCGTCGAAGTAATACGGTAACGAAGGAAGAATTAAACGCCCGCGGTTTTAATCGAACTGGCTCAAAATGGACGCCGGAAGCTCGGGCAAAGTTGCTGTCTAGTGAACTTCGTGCGAAAATCGGAGAAGCTCAACGCAAAACCATTGCATGCTCAAATGGGATGATCTTTTCACACGGCGACGACGCTGCTGACTGGTTATCTAGCGCCGGGCGGGTTGGAGTGAGCAAGAGTAATATTTCAAAGTGTTGCCATGGGCAACGTAAGTCGGCCTACGGTTTCAAGTGGTCGTTTATTTTTTCAACAACCTAAAGGTGCTATCGTGACAATTCCCGCATCGGATATCGTCGTAGTCAATCCCGGCGTCGTTGGTTCCGGCGGTAATCCGCTGGCCCTGAACGGCGTCATTCTCTCCAAAAATACTTTGCTCCCGACCGGCGGCGTGCGTTCATTCGCCAGCGCCGACGCCGTGAGTGCGTTTTTTGGCCCGTCTTCCACGGAATACGCCCTTGCCCAAACTTACTTTTTGGGCTTTGACAATTCCACGATCAAACCGGGCACGCTGTATTTCGCCCCGTTTGTGGAAGCCGACCGCGGCGCCTGGTTGCAATCCGGCTCCCTGTCCGGCATGACCCTGGCGCAACTGCAAGCCCTTTCCGGCGTGCTGACTGTGACCGTCGACGGCACGGCCTTTACGTCTTCAAGCATCAATCTCGCAACTGCAACCAGTTTCAGCAATGCGGCGACGATGATTGCCGCGGCCTTCACTGGCATCGGCAAACCGACTTGCGCCTGGAATGCGGTCAACGGCACCTTCACGCTAAACAGCGTCACGACCGGCGCATCCTCGACAATCAGCTATGCAACCGGCACCCTGTCCGCGGGCCTCAAGCTGACCAGCGCGACCGGCGCCATCCTGTCCCAAGGTGACATTGCGGACACTCCGGCCACGGCCATGGATGCGGTCAAGGCGGCGACTCAGAATTGGGTCGACTTCATGACGATTTGGGAGCCTTTGCTTGCCGACAAAGAACTCTTTGCCGAATGGACGAACGCGCAAAATCAGCGTTACATGTACGTTTGCTGGGACACGGACGCGCAAGCCATCGTCAACGGTTCGACTACCTGTTTTGGTGCGGTTGCCAAGTCCCTAGGCTACGACGGCGTCGTACCGGTTTACAACACTGTGACCCTGGCCGCATTCATGCTGGGCACCGTGGCGTCGATTGACTTTAGCCGCCTGAATGGCCGCATCACTTCGGCTTTCAAATCGCAAAGCGGATTCGTGCCCACTGTGACCGACCAGCAAATCGCCGCCAATCTGCTGGCGAACGGTTACAGCTTTTACGGCTCCTATGCGACCGCAAACGATCAATTCAATTTCCTTTACAACGGCCAAATGTCCGGCAAGTGGAAATGGGTTGATACCTTTGTCGACCAAGTCTATTTGAACAGTCAATTCCAATTGGCCTTGCTTTCGCTGCTGACCAGCGTTAAGTCGATTCCTTACAACGAATCCGGCTATTCGCTGATTCGTGCGGCCATGATCGACCCAATTTCCGCCGGTATCAACTTTGGCAGCATTCGCACCGGCATTACCATGTCGGCATCGCAAAAAGCCCAAGTGAATCAGGCCGCCGGTTTGGACGTGTCGACCATCATTGAGCAACAAGGCTATTACCTGCAAATTCTCGACCCTGGTGCGCAAGTGCGCGGCAATCGCGGAACGCCGGTAATCAACTTTTGGTACACCGACGGCGGCGCGGTCCAAAAGATCAACGTCGCATCTATTGACATCATGTAAGGAACAATCATGGCTGATACCACAATCACCAGCGCGAACAGCGTTTTTACCATCGTGGTCGCGGGCTTGTTCCCGGCCCCGGTGCAGCTTCGCGGCTACGCCAGCGACAAGGCTTTCACCACGGAAGCCATTGACCTGGCCGAAGTTCAAATGGGCGTCGACGGCCGCATGACCGCCGGTTTCATTCCGAACCCGACGAAGCAAACCGTTACGCTGCAGGCCGATAGCCCCAGCAAGGACATTTTCACCGCACTGATTCAGGCAATGAAGACGGCGCGGGAAGTGTTCTACATTTCCGGTTCAATCGCGTTGCCTTCGACCGGCGAATCTTTCACGCTGACCCGCGGCATTCTCACGAATGCAAAGCAAATCCCGGACGCGCAAAAAGTCCTGCAGCCCGTGGATTACGTCATTACCTGGGAAAGCGTGAACCGTTCGCTGCTGTAACAGGCGCACCAGTTAGCCTCCGGCAAGGCCCACAAAGCCGCTTTGCCCTCTCCCGAAGCACGCCGGGGGCGCCTTAACACCACGGGAGAGGAATCACGATACGGAGAGGTATCACAATGGCACGCACGACAGCAAATTACACCATTCAAGACGAAGGCCGCGACCACGGTAAGGTTTTCGTTTTAACCGAACTACCCGCCAGCCGGGCGGAATCTTGGGCAATGCGGGCGCTCCTGGCCCTCATGTCAAGCGGCGTCGAAGTCCCGGAAGGGTTTGACCGCATGGGCATGGCTGGAATGGCGGAAGTCGGCATTCGTGCCCTGTCCGGCCTCAAATGGGAAGTCGCGGAGCCATTGCTTGCGGAAATGTGGTCTTGCGTGCAAATCATGCCGGACCCCAGCAAACCGCAAATTGTCCGAAATTTGATTGAAGAGGACATTGAAGAAATTTCGACCCGCGTGAAACTTCGCGCCGAAGTGTGGAAATTGCACACGGGTTTTTTGAAGGCCGTCGCCCCCTCAATCTCCGAAGGCTCCCCGGCGGCGGCCCGCAAAAAGGGTTCGCGGAATACTTGAATCTTTCGGCCGTTATCGGCACGTTGCTTTCCAAACGCATGGCAACGCTGCACGAATTGGATACGGTTTATGGGGTGCAAGACGTCTACGATATGCTGGAAGTCATAACGGTAGATGACTACAATAACGCTTTGGCGAACCGGGAATAATCCACATGCCTACAATCATCGACAGCTTGCTTGTAAAACTTGGGCTAGATTCTTCGGAATTTAGCGCGGGTAAGAACAAGGTCGACAAGGGCCTCAAGGATACCGGCGCCGAAGCCGATAAAGCCGGGGCGAAGCTCAAAAAATCAGGCAAGGACGGCGCCGAAGGTTTCGAGAATGTAGCCAAGAGCGCGACCAAATTCCTGGCAATCATTGGCGGCACCATGGCCGTTAAGCGGTTCATTGAACAAACCGTCGAATCGTCCGCCGCCCTCGACCGTCTTTCGCAAAATCTCAGTGCCAACGTGGCGACCGTGTCCGCCTGGTCCAATGCGACCGAACTTGCCGGGGGTTCCGCGTCCGGGCTCCAAGGCACCATGGATATGCTCAGTAAGTCGCAAACGGAATTGCAGCTTACCGGGCAAAGCGGCCTTATCCCCTATTTCTCCGCGCTGGGCTTGAGCCTGGCGGACACTCAAGGGAAAGCCAAACCCGTCAACGACTTGCTGCTGGAACTGTCTGACCGTTTCAGCAAAATGGACCGCACCACGGCCAATAATATGGGCCGTATGATGGGCCTTGACCAAGGAACAATGCAACTTTTGCTAAAGGGGCGTTCCGAAGTTGAATTGATGATTAAGCGGCAAAAGGAATTTGGCGCCGTCACAAAGCAACAGGCCGAAGAGTCTAGCCGCCTCAAATTGGCAATGACTGACAGCCGCCAAAGTTTTGAAGCCTTCGGGCGCGAACTTTTGTCGGCCGCAACCCCAGCCATTGAAAAGCTCTTTTCCATCATGGCCGATTTTGGCGCATGGATGCGGGAAAATAAGGAATTCGTCAACGCCTTCCTAACCGTCATTGCGGTCGGCCTGGGTGCAATTGCCGCGGCAACCATCCCCATTAACCTGACTGTGGCCGCCGTCACGGGCCTGGCCGCGGCAATTGCATTGCTATATCAGGATTACCAGACATGGAAGCGCGGCGGGGAAAGTTTCATTGACTGGTCGAAATGGGAGCCCGGATTTAAGGCCGCTGGCGCCGGTATCCGCTGGCTCAAGGACTTGTTAAGCGACTTGGTTTATCGGGCGATTGCTGGCGCCGACGTCCTGTCCGCCGTATGGAATCGTGATTGGGATAGGGTCAAATTTGCAGCG